TAATCGCATCGTTCTTTAATACGGTTGTAATCTTTTCACGTATTAACTCGCTGATTTCAAAGACAATAGGTTCGTCGTTAATCGAGCTTTTAATTAACGTGTAGTCCGCCGTTGGGCTGCTTGCGCTGCTACCTTGGAAAATACGCAGGGTAAGCGTAGCACTAACAAGGCCGTCATTAACGGCTGTGCCTTTTGTTAGCGTGATAAATATCGGAGACCTTGTAAACTGCAACGAGGTCGGGTAGGCGGCTATTGGTAGTCCCATTATTTACGTGTGAATGCTTGGAAGTCATCAGGCGTAAGCTCAAACGCCTGGACTATCTCTTGTGGTAGTTTCTTGAAGTTTACTTTGAATGGCGAACTGAAAAAGTAACTCGGCTTGATGCCGTTGTTGTACACCGACTTTGCTATTGCCCATTGCAAGCTCTTGCGTGGAATGAATCTGCCGTTCTTATCCCGAACGCCTTGCAATCCCTTACGCACTACCCAGTTCGCAAACGCCTTGGGGGGCGGCATCTTATTTGTGTACTTGTACGGCGTGTTAAACTTGCGTTTTACGCCGCTTACTCCCTTGTCTTGGTACTCGCCATAGTCCTCCATTGAGAACGTAAGCGAGAAAGAATTAGGGCCAACTGCCAAGTCGTAGTCAAGAGAATTGTACAGCTCTTTTGTGCTGTTCTTTTTCTTCTTGGTGAGGTTCTGCTTCGCCTGTTGAATTACACGCTTTGCAAACGTCGTTAATGCGGCTTGTACGAGTTCTTTGCGGCTCATTTAGCAAATGGATATTTCCGTGTTTGGAACAATTAAGTCAAAGGTCAGGTTCCAACCGGTAAGCAAGTTCTCGAATCGCTCGGTAAACGGTTCGCAAATAATATCCCCTTCGATTTCGTATTTCTCCGTGTACAACGTACCACGGCGTAACTGGGATTGCAATCCGTTCAAGATAGCCAAGGTTGTATTTAGAATATCTTGCTGGTTATCCACGCCAAAGAACGGCTCGTTCTGGTCTCTAATATCCTGCTTGGTTTCGTCTACAATATCCATACACAACACCGATACGTTGAATCTTATTACGTGGTCGGCGAATGTTGCTTGGTTAACCATAATGTGAGCAAGCGGGAATATCGTTTGCTTGTTAAGGTCAACGTCGAAAATATCCCCAAACGTAACAACCTTCACCAACGGGTGCGAGGATAGGTATTCGTTAATCTTTTCGGTGGCTAAATAAAAACTTCTCATTTTTTAATCATTGAAATTTCAATATCGTTTTTCTCTTTCTCAAAGGTTAGGTACGTCAGGGCTTGGTTTATTGGAAGTTTAGTAACGTCTCCAAATTTAAGGACATCTCCTTGAGCAAGCGCATAGATTGATTGATACCATCCCCATCGCTGTCCGAACTGTGCTTCTCGTGTATATGGGTTTTCACTTCTTTCTCCAAAGAGCGAAGGGTATGCGCTGCTAATACGTTCCCTAAACGATAAAAAAAAACCAGCGCACCAAGCACTATCGAAGCGGGCATCTGCTTCATTAGTTCGTCTCGTTCGTCTGTTGCTTCGTATTTCTCAATGTCGTAGCGTTCGCCCTTTTCCTTTACTACCGGACGGTAGAGTACAGCCATTGCACGGTGCATAGTTGCCCAATCGGATAGGTAGGAATCAAGGTCTACAAACTCACCCAATGAAATTTCGTTGAGTGCGGGTATAAACCCGTATTTAACTTCGTTGAGTTCAAAGAATTTCGTTAATCCGGGCTTCTCGGATAGCGTCTTGGTGAGGCGTTCCAATACGTTTACCGCATCCACCAACCGCACGTTGGGAAGGTCTGAAAATGGAACCCCGCAGAAGATTTCAAGCATCTTCATTTGCTTGAACTCACCTTCTCCCTCAATACGAGCGAATCGCTGGTATTGTTCAAGCGTGATTTCGTCTAACGAAGTTGGTACTACTAATTTCAGTTCCATAGATAAATAACTCAACGGATAGAATACCTACCGTAGTTTGGTTTAGAAAGTTTATTGTACACGGCATAGCGTGCAGCATCTAATGCGTGATTCATTACGTCTATCGGCTTGTTAAGCAGGTTGCCGTTCTTATCCTCTGTCCATTTGTAGTTCTGCAATTCTTTAATTAGATTGTTGCTCCGTGCCGTTGCAAACAACTTGTGCCGCTTTAGAATATCAATACCTGCATTAATTGAATCTTGCCCCTTGGCTGTTGGCTTTACGTTCCAGCCGAATCGGTGCAGTTCCTCGATTGATTTCGGCTCGGCACTATCTGCAAAGATTTCGTCCCTGCGGTCAAGTCCTAACGATTGTAAGTGGTTATGAATATCCCGGTTGGTCATACCGGTTCGGTATAGCAGCTCGTCCAAGTAAAGGTTATCGCCGTGCTGGTAGATTGCCACAAGGGCAGTCGGGTCATTTGTAAAACCAAAGTCAAGGCCATAGGAAAGTAGTTTTGCTTCTTGCGGTATTTCGGACGTTCCGAATTGAAAGATTGTTGCTCGGCTCATACCACGCTCACCCAAGCCGTAGATACGCCAATAGTCCTCGTCGGTGTATTGCAGTCGCTCAATCTCCGATACAATGTTGGGGTCAAGGAATGGGTTATCCTTGTAGGTACTTTGTATGTACGTTACATCGTCTCTGGTAAGCAATCGGTCGTAAATCCAATGGAAGGATTCAGATGGGTTGTAATCAAGCCATATCTTCCCGGTAGTACGAACCAACAACTGAAAGAAGTCCTCCCAAGTCAGTTCGTTTGCCTCGTTGCAGAATAGGTAATCACGTCTTGCTCCTCGCTTCTTTTGCGGTTGGTCTAACGAAAGGAACTCAAACAAGTTTCCGTTAAGCGTGTAGGTAAGGTCTGATTTGTTATGGTGCTTTTCGTCGTACAGTTCCATCGCCTTTACGATTTCCATAAAGTCACGGTAAGCGGTCATTTTAAGCGACGGCAGCGACTTACGCACAATAGAGATAACCTTACCCCGTTCTTGCATTGCTACGATAACGAGCATTTGCAAAATTGAGTACGTCTTACCCGAACGGCTACCTCCCTGATTAACTACTATCCGTGTTGGTGCGGTGTAGTTCTTCTCAAAGAGTTCACTTGTCTTGATTTCCAGAACGGACAATCTCTACCTTAATTGAAGTTAATTCTTCGGATACTTCGTGTGAGTTCTCGACCCTTGCGAGCTTGGGCGTGGTGTACTCCGCCATCTTGTTTAGAATATCGAGTGCTGCTTTTGGGTCTTCAGCTGCTACGTCAGATAGCCAAATGGTCATATTCTCAAGATTATCCTCGATTAGCTTTTGGAATGCTTCTCGAATCTTGGTCGTTGACTTGTTGAGTGCGCCTTGTGGGCGTCCAGCAGGATTCAAGGGCGGGCCACCCTTAACGAGGTTTGGATTTCCTTTTGGCATATTTTATTTTATTTCTTAAATAATTAACTCAACTTCTGCAAACGCTCCAAACGCAAGTCGTTAAAGTCGTGGATATTAAAGTTAGTGGTCATATCCTCGTGAAGCGTTAAGGCAATATCCCCGGCTTTGTTTGGGTTTTCGTGCAGGTATTTAATTGCCTTATTCCAATCGCCCTTATGTTTTACAGCGATGCAGTTCTTATCCGTTAGGTGTTGTGAGTACGGTGCTACATCACTTACAATTAACGCACAACCAGCAAACCCTGCTTCTACCATTTTTAGGTTTGACTTGCACCGGTTAAACTCACTTGGAAGTAGCGGAGCCAGTGCAACGTCAAAGGCTTGGTATAACTTTCCGTATTCCTCCGGTGATTGTGTTTGTAATGCGAATCTTGCTTTTGCGGCTTCGGGGTATCCACCAAGGTCAGCAACATAGGATTCGTAAGGGGAAAGGTCTATCTTGTTTTGTACAAGGTCTGGCAGGTGTGATATACCGGCCACGTAACCAAAGCGCACCTCGTCTGATTCTTGACGGGTTATTTGCCATTGCGGGTCGGCTGGGTCTAATCCGTTTGGAATGATATGTACGTTACGGTTTACCTTCTTAATCTTATCGGCTAAATACTTTTGCGTAGTCCATACCTCGTCTGCAAAGTACATTGAGTTTACAATCCGTCCTGATAGGTTTGCTTTGTCGTATGTTGCTTTTGAGGGGTGGTCTAATGCCAAGTGCCACCAATCGTCATTGTCGATGATAACCTTCTTGCCCGTTGCTTTGCATATCGCAAAGAAGTTAGCAAAGGATTCACCGGAGAACGGCAAGGCACGTGAAAAAATAACGTGCGTAACGTCCTCCCAATCGGCTTCTGGTATTGGCTGTTTGTAGTTGAGTATCTGAAAATCTAAAAGCCCTTTCTCCTTTAACAGAGTGAAGGGCTTGTAAATCCGGTGGTACACCACGCCGGATTGTTGGTCTCCGAGGCAAAGGACTTTCATTTCAAATAGTTATAGTAACAAAGATAGGCATCGAGCGTCTTGGTATTCCATTTAGCCATTTGTTGAGCGAATAAGCCATCTGCTTCGTATTCGTTTCCGAATCTCACATCACCGATTGCATCGCAACGAACCATAAACGAGGCGGTATCTATTGTGCCTACTCTTGGCTCTTTTGTTGGGTGTAATCTTGGTTGGCCATTCTTGAATACCTGCCCCCAAGTGATAAACGGATAAGATTCGTTTTTAACGGCTTCGTACCAATCTGGGTGGATTATGTTGTCGTCGTCGAGAAAGTAGATGTAATCGCTTCTTTTGGCTCTTAATGCCAATATAAACTCCATACCGACGTTTCGTAGTGGATGCCCCCAACTACCGGAGACGTTTGGGCGTAGGTATGTAATGCCTGTTGGGAAATCGCCTGTTGCTTTCTCGTCAACGACTACCGTCCAACTGCAATCCTCCGGTATCGTTTGTTTGATTGTTGTTAAGTTCCCAGGGCGGGAACAAGGTGTAATTACGTGAATCATTTGTTGAGCTTTTTTAGGTGTACGGCTTTTAAGAAGTCCTTGGGTAGTTCAACACCAAAGTCGGCTTCGTGGTGACATTCCCGGCATAGCGCCATTAAGTTCTCTGGCGTGTCCATAAGTTTACTGCCTCCCATACCACGAGGTTCAATATGATGGATGTCTACGGCTCGCCTGTTGCAGACCTCGCAAGGGATAAATTCTAAAGCCGACAATCCCATTGCCTTTAGGTAAACCTTAGTGTGATTCTTCATTGTCTTGCCAAGAACTTAACCCACATCTTTGCTGCAACTGCTCTGCGTTGGGGCTTGAATGGATAGATGGACTTTAACCGGGCCATTGCTATCCGCATAAACTGGTCTTTCATTTTAGAACTTTTGATTATCAAAGGTTTCGTTGTACCACTCCTCAAAAGCACTACCATTCTCGTACAGAGATAGCGATGGCCTGTCCGTGTGGAATGCCGTACTTAGCGCCTCTTTCTCTTTTTCCATCATTTGTTTACGAATAGTAAACCAAGTGAACTTATCCTTGGGCGTATCCCAAAGCAAACGGAACAACTCTTCAACTGGCGTCATTCTTGAAATAATTTCTAATTGTTGTTTCAATCTCGTTTAACCTTTGCTCTGCGGATAGGCCGCTATTCTCGGAATCTATAATTTGACCGATTTCGTCAATCATTTGATAAAGAGCCATCAACTCTTGAATTTGTGTTCTCATTCTATGGTAAGATTATTTGCTTGAAGTAGCCGATGCAAATCTTTGCGTATCAACTCGTAGCATTTATACTCGCAGTCCGTCAAGGTTTCATACTTCAACTTACCACGAAGGTCTTGGTCAATCTTCCAAAGTACGTGCTTAAACATTCCTCCGTTGACGGCTTCCATAAATTCGGGTTCCTCATCGGGGAGTGTGAACTCCAATACCGCTTTCATAAGGTAAAGAATAATTTACCTACCATTGCGGCTATACCACCAACCAAAGTGTACACAACGTCCCAAACGCTGTCGTTATAGTCTCTGCGGCCGTCGAGTAGGATTCCTTTTAATTCTCTGCCGAATGCTGCTGCGATAAGAATCGGCCAGCTACCCGTAACGGCAAGGATTGCCATCCCTGCCCAAAAATGTGCGATATGGTCTATTTTCATTTCTCTTTGGTGTTAAAGGTTTTCCAGTAATAATTGCACTTGTCATCTTTCAAAGGAACATCAACAAACATTGATTGATACGTTCCCATTGGGGCGGTGAATCGGTAGCATTGCAATTTGAAGGGACACCCCTCTCCCGTGCATTTGGTGATGTCAGTCATTTTGTAAGGATTAAAGTTGACCGATGATGGTGTAACTGTCAAGCTCTGGGTTGTCATTTCCAAGAAAGAACTCCTTGTAAAGTTCAATCGCCTCGTGCGCCTTCTGCTCACCTATCGCAACAAACTCCGGTGATACGGTGTAAATACCAATGTCCAAAGATGCTTTGTCAACGGCAATAAATATAAACTTATCAATCGGCACTCCAAACAATCGGGTGTAAATAAACGCTTGCAGGTCGTAGCCGTACTTCTTTGCGCTGTAAGGAAACGCACGGAGGTCGGTGGTCGTTTTAAGGTCGGCAATAAAATTAGTACCTAAAATATCCGCCTTTGCCCGGAAGGGCAACCCCTCAATAACACCAACGGCAGGAACCTCGAACTCGCAGCCCTGAATATACCCAAGGACGTGTTCGTTGCGTAGTAAGGCATCAGCAATCCTGCGGGCTTCGTTGTATTCCTTTTTGGTTATGATTTGTCCGCCTCTTGCTTTGGCGTCCTTCCACATATTCGTATTCTTGCTCTGCACGTCGATAATGTCGTACTCCTGCACCCGGTGAGGTTCTAACGCCATCAGGTGAACCAATCGCCCTACCGTGAACGCATCGGATTCGTCCTGCCCGTACTTGGTAACGTAATGGTACGTTTTGGGTGAGGAAAGAAGAAGCTTACAAGCGGACGAGGATAATGCATTTTTTGCAAGATGCCCGTAGTAAAACGAATCGTCCTGCATCTTTTCAAGAATGGTAGCCCTATCCCAGGTGCTACCGTCTAATAGTTCAATTATTTTCATCAGAATAAAGGTATGCATTTTTTTGCAACTGCCTCAACCACATCTACCGTAACTGCATTGCCGCATTGTTTGTAGCGTTGGGTGTTGCTCATTGGTTTAACTTCCCCATCGTAATTACCCAAGGAGGTATGGTCATCTGGGAATCCCTGTAAGCGTTCGCATTCAATAGGGGTCAATCTGCGGATTCGGTAGCCATCAAACAACCTCAAGGAATTGTGGTGAGGTTCTCTTAATGTTGGTGATTCGTCTTTTGCTGCACGGTTATACAAGTCCAATGCTTTGGGTTCTCCTTCCGTTAATACGTTTCGCTCAATGGTTTCGTTAAGCGACTTGTCAGTATAATTAGGTTGAATAACCATATTGTCCTTTTGAACTGCCGTAAGCGTGTTGGAGTTGCCTGATGGATTTATTTCAAGCTTTTGACTTGTAGTTCCATCTTCATTGTATCTACCACGCATAGCAACAATCAAATCACTCTTTCCTTGATTGAGGGCTGGCACAATTCCATCAGCATCGTACACTCGGTCTTGCTGGTAGGGTTGAGTGCCTGCATTAGAATCAAACTTGGTTCCGATTTGCTTTACTTCTACCGAAGCAGTTTCTCTGCCGTTTGCTCCGATAGGAAAAACTCCTCTCCAACCTCGCTTGGGGGTTGTAGAATATCCGACAAGGTATATCCGCTCTCTATTTTGGGGTAGAAACCACGCTGTATTAAGCAGTTGCCATTCAAGTCGATAGCCCCCAATGTTGGCAAACTCTTGGAGGATTGCCGCAAAATCTTCGCCATTGTTGCTGCTGAATGTTCCTTTAACATTTTCCCAGATAAAAACTCTTGGTCTGCATTCCCCAATAAGTCGAATTGCCTCAAGGATAAGGCTGCTTCGTTCTCCTTCCATCCCCTTACGTTTTCCAGCAAGGCTGAAATCTTGGCAAGGACTTCCAAAGGTGATAAGGTCAATTCTTGGAAGGTCTCCTCCCCGAACATTGGTAACTGAACCGACATAAGTAGATTTTGGGAATTTATGTTTGTAAACTGCGATTGCGTGTTTATCAATCTCAGAGAAGAATGAGTTGATTTTGAATCCTGCTCGCTCAAACCCAAGGTGGAATCCGCCAATACCGGAGAACAAGTCAAGGTGGTTAATCTTCTTCATTGCTTATTTATTTTGGCTGTTGCCCTGCGGTCTCTTTCCTTCCTCGCACGGCAAAACTTGCAGTCCGCCCGCTGGTAGTACACCACCTCGTTCTTGTTTGTGCGCTTGCAATGGGTGAAATACTTTGCATCAACTACCTGCTTGCAATCCGTGCATTCACGGGTAACAAGTTCTTTGAATATCCGCTTCATTTGCAATAAATAAACCCGCTGGTATTATCAATCGTCGAGGGAACCTCCTCGTTTACGCCAACCACCCGGTACGGGTAAGTAAAACTTTCGTTGTAGCAAACGAATCTTGCTTGCTCCCATTGCTCGTCCAAGTAGTCCCGGACAAGCACAATATCCCCCGGCTTCACCACGCAAGGTTTTCTGCACGGTACTCCGCACGTAAGTACAAAGGCGCAATATCAAACCCCTCTGGGAAGTCGATTTCCCTTGGCTCTTGAATGAAGCCACCGTAGAATTTAACGCCATCTTCGCCACGCTCGTATGCGCCGTCAAGCTCTAACCGCCAATCGTAAAACTCCTCTACGTTCTTGAATCCTGCCCAAGCAGCAAACGCTTCATAAAAGGCAGTTACGGTATCGAAGTTATCCTCTGGGCCTACTCCTTGGTCTGCCGCAGCATCCATCAAGTCAACGTATGTTACTTGCATAGCAGATTCCAAAGAAGTTGTGGGAAAAGAAACATAACGAAGATTGCAACGGATGCAATAGCGAACCACGCAAGCGGAACGGTTATGTCAATGATGAGGTCTTGCAGTTTGTTTTTCATTGTTTTAGGTGTTTTGTTCGTACAAACATAAATAAAAAAACAATACACCAAACATTAAGACAAAAAAAATAGAGCCGAAGCTCTACTTTTCTTTCCATTGCTGATAGCAT